GCTTCGGTTGTATGAACAATCAAAGAAACTTGCTCAACGATAGCCCCCTTGGGGAGTCGGAGGGCTTTTATAACATCTCCGTTAGCGGCAGGAGTTTTTGAGAAGTCTACAGTGGTTTGGGCAATTATGCTTTTGCCCTCGATAGTCATAAAGGGAACACTAGGTCTTAAATCAATAGTTGCCATTGTTTATTTACTCCTTATTCAGCACTGGCGACGTTAGTTATAGCAACGTAAACACCTGCAGAACCGTAATCGCTGGGGTTAGCATCAGATGAAGAATATTTAAACTGTGTCTTCTTTGTAGCAGCAATAAACTTTCTACCGATACCAGTAGATTCTTCATAACCAAATACCTTATTTACAGTTACGGGACGTTTACCCCAAGCCCAGATAGAAGAACCGGCACCTAAGAATACACCTGTGCAGTAATAAACATCTTTACCATCGGTTACAGTTTTCTTAATCTGTATATTTTCGTGTTCGTGGATAACAACGTTATCAATAATAGCAAGTGCGCCAGTGAAGATAGGATTGTCCGGACCGCGTTTTTCAGCTTCTCTAAGATAACCTTGGTATTCAGAGTTATTTTTGAGGTCATAACAAGCATAAGGGTGGAGTAAGAGAACAAAGTAAGACTTACCGCCTATCTTAACGGGTTGGAAAGGATAGGTAGTTCTTGCATTAGAGCCATTGGCGAAGCCAGCTCGGGCAAGGGCGGCACATCTTCTTACAAGTGCAGGTGAAAGTTTATGAGCAGATGTTAAAGTTGTTAGGCTGGCTTGGCCCCCACCATAGATAATTCTTGAGGGTGAAGCCTGAATAGCATCAAACCACAGGTTATCTATAACTTCGGCAGTTCTAACGTCGAGAGCCTTAGCGTGTTCTTCGGATACAGAAAAGAAAGCTCTCTGAACGGTGAGACCTTCTTCATACCTGAAGCCTGTTTTGTATTCTTCAAGATTGATTGAGTCTGTGAAGTGTTCAACAACGCCTTCTTTACCTTCAAGAGAAAGTCCTGAAGAACCTAAAATAACTGGTGAGTCTGCACGGGGGAATATTGTAAAGGTGATTTTATCACCTTTCTCTTTTGTGAGTTTAGTTTGTTCAAAGATAAGTGAATCAGAAGTGCCGCCCATAAACTTGCTAACATACGATTCTTTTCGTACTTCTCGGAAAGCTTTTTCTTCCCACGCTTTCTTGGTTACAGGGTCATTTGTTGTAATAGCTGTACTAGCCATATATTAAATCCTTTCGTTTTTTAAACTTTCAGCAATAAGGTTGTCCAACTCTTTATCAGAAAGTTTTGAATAATCGGAGAAACCCAGCTCCGGTCTTGAAGCGGGGGTAGAAACTGTGCCCGCAACATTAGAACCATTGCTGGCTGCCTTGGATATTTTATTCAACATTTGTTCAGGAGCCTGCTTAAGCCTGTTGATTTCAGCTTTGAGTCTTTGAATTTCGTTTACTTCTTTGACTCTTTTATTCAACTGGTAGACTGTCAGGGGATTCTGTATAAAGATTTGCCCCAGAAACTCATTAGCCTGTTGAGGTGTAAAGCCGTCCTGTTCAGTTAAAATTTTATATATATGTGGTGCGTTAGCTTCTAAGTCGGGCGAGAATTGTTTGGCAAAGTGAATGTTACGCTCCACGATGGAAAGATTCACTTGTTCTTGCTCAAGTTCTTGTGCCCTTTGGGATACCCTGTCATACTCTTTCTGTTCTTCTAATGCCTTCGGGGTGTCAGCATCATAATCCTCTTGAGTAGGCTTTTTTAATTCTTTAAGTTTTGCCCTTAACTCTCCGAGTTCGTTAGACTGGCGGCCATAAACCAGTTGTAAGTTAGCAAGTTGTTTCTCTAACTTTGCTTTGGATTCCTCAAGAGCCTTTACGTGGTCAGCTTCGGTTTGCTTTGGTTGCTCCGTAGGTTCCTCATTGGTAGGCTGTTCGGGTTGTTTCGTCTGTTCAGGTTCTTTGGTCTCTTTGGTTTGTTCATTGTCCGCTGGTACCGTTTCGGGTGCGGGTGAATCTTCCTTGTCGGAAAGTCTGTTTTCTAATTCTTCGTCAGAAAGATTGCTCAATAATTCGTCTGTGATGGATTCTGTTGTGTTTGAATTTGTCATCTTGGTTCCTCATTGGTCGGGTTGACAGGTATTCTACCTGCTTTTTGAAGCTCGGCAGTGTACTTCATCTGTTCCATTTGTTGCCTCATTGATTCTTGCTCTTTAACTATCTTGCTCCATTTGCCCTTGTTAGGTAGGCTAGAAAGTTCAATAAGCATTTCAAGAGGAACCGGTAAACCGTGAGTAGCTGCTTCACTCCACATTGTAAACTGCGCTTCTTTATTTGTAGCAGAAAAAATCTGCTCCCCTATTTGAATATCGTACTTTAATAAGTCCGTAGTGTCAAGCATATTTTGAATATCTTGGTATATCATTTCATCTTCCTCGGGCGACCTGAAAGGACTTATTTCATTATCACCTATGGTTAAAGGCTCTGAACGTTGTGTGTCAGAAGCCTCTGAAAGGACTATGCGGGCTATTCTGGCGGGGGAATAAAATTCTTGCATAAGCCTGAATACATTCCTAAACATAGTTTGTTTGGAAAGTATAAAGTTGTCGAATACACGTTCATTACCCACAAGTCCTGAACGCTGTAATCTCAAAATTGCGGAACCTGATTCATAACCTGTTTGTAGCTGTCCTGAAAGTGACGAAGTAATATTCGATACGCCTTCCATAATGGAAAGATTTAACTGGTGGAGGTTGAACAGTTCAGGGGGATAGGACATAGAATCAGCTTGTCTAGGTGGTCTATCAACGGATTGAACTTTCTGTACCCAGCCCGAAGAACCCGAGTTCTTAATAAATTTATTCTCATCGCTTGGGGAGTTAAATGTTTCTGCGTCTATGAACCAACCACGACCCAGCATACGATTTACAATATCTATCCCCTGACTACCGCGCTTATTTATTTCCATTTGAGCGTGTTTCATCGCCTCAACTTTTCCGAACCAAGTACCGTCATCGAATTTATAGGCATAAGATGGTATAAGTGAAAATCCGTTGTACGGCCTAAAGGGGTACTCATTTGAAATGAGTTTGTCGCCAATAGTCGTTACAACTCGGATAACTTCTCTGGTAGTTTTAATGCCAACTAATTTTATGTTTGAAGGTAGTTCTTTAAGTTTGTTGAAAACTTCTCTCGTGGTCTTAATTAAAATCGTTTCATCAGGAGATACGATATTATAATCTATTTTAAATTCTTTTATTTCGTGTTCTATAAGTCTAATTCTTCTGTGCTGTTGGTCTATAATCTCGGGGTGAGTTTTAAAATCAACTGTCGAGCCTTTACTTCCGGGGTCTTGAACTAAATTGGTTGTACTTATTTCTTCCCTACTGTCAGCTATCAAGCCGTCTATATCATCTTTGAGTTCCGGGTATCTGCTCTTAGCTTCTGCTGCTGAAATCCATTTGGCTTTGTGTGCGTGTGTAGCATCGGAAGCATCAAATTTACTGTGTGCACCAAAGTATCCATCTGACCAAGGGAAACGCTCTATAACTATATCACCACGTGGGTCTTTGTCTTGAGAAATATAAACGTGGAAAAGTCCTCTGCCTGTGATAACTTCGTCCTCAAAAACTCTTATTTCTTCAGAGGCAAGAGCATTGTTTTTGGATATTCGGACTAATGCGGCTGTGGCTATATCAGCTACCCCTCCATCGGAACCCTCAACTGGGAAAGCTCTGGGGTCTGTTCTGTTTTGTCTAGCTAATCCTGATAGAACATCAATCTTGGATTGGATATAATTATAAACTTGGGTGGCTCTTTTCTTAGAGTTGAGTTCAGACTTAAGACCTTTGTCCCACTGGTTACCTTTAAAAAATTCGTAGGACTCTTTGCCCATCTCCCTAGACTTTGCTTCATACTCACAAGCAGATTTAAAAAGGGTGAGAGCATCGCGGACAACTTCCTCATCATCGCCTGTGGGCGGTTTAATGTCGTCTGACTGAACAGGGAGAGGTATAACCTGATGGGTATGCTCTAAGTCAGTAGAGAGAACCATTACGGTTTCGGTCGGAAATACTTCGTGAGTATGATTCTGACACGTGGAACAAACAGCATCGCCCGTATCAGCATCAATGTATATGATATGGGTGTGTGGCTTGCTACCTGATTTAGTTGTAAAATGAAGTTCTGCCATAATCCTTAAACTCCTAGCCAAGCATTTTCATTATATTG